CTTATGGGTTGGCTAAAAGATATAAATTGGACAGGTGTTGCCGCTGGTGTGGTGGCTGTGGGTGCAGGTATCGTCGCTTTTAAATTAGCTATGGCTTTTGGTGCTGTTATTTTAGCAGGAATATCAGCTCTTATGGGATTTTTACTTATAGGTGCTGGTGTTGTTTTAGCACTTTCTGCCGCAGTTAAACTTCTTGCATCTTCAATAGGCGACATCGGCACAGGACTACAATCAATAGCTGAGGTTAAGGTTGATACAGACTTCGAAAAACTTCCAGGTGTTTTAGACGAATTAGCAGGACCATTAGCAAAATTGGCAGGGGCAGGTATTCTCGGATTCCTTGGTGGTGGTGGATTAACAAAACTAGCTGAAAATCTTAAATCATTTGAACAACTTAATGTTGACACACTATCAAAAGTAGGACCTGCACTGACATCTTTATACACAGGTATAAGTGCATTTACTGGTGATAGTCTTTTGGAAAAAGCAGGAAAATGGTTAGGTAGCTTCTTTTCCAGCAGTAATATTTCTGACATGGCCGAAGGTCTTAAAGAATTTCAGACTATAGATGCAACCCATCTTGACAAAATAGGAGGAGGATTGTCAAATATTTCCGATTTTGTTAACGCCATGGAAGCTGATAATGTTGATAAAGTTGCAACTGCGATTAAAAAATTGGCAGGATCAATGAAAACCTTCGAAAAAAATATGAATGGAATGAATGCTGATGTATCGGCAACATTTGCAAGTACAGTTAGTGGCATGGCAGGGTCCAATAAAGGTCAATCAGAAGCGTTAAATGAATTAAATAGTGTAGTTAAAGAATTACTATCTGTTACACAAGAAGGAAATCAGATAGAAAGAAAACAACTAGAAGCCATAAAAGAAGGCTCCGGTATAGTTGGATAAGGAATAAAAATGAGTTGGAAACGGTATTTTACACCAGTAGAAACTAAACAAGGTAGCGCCGACGGCAGTTATAGTCCCTTAGGAGGAAATCCAAGCCAAGGACTCGGACCTGCTCAAGCAAATTATAGTTCTTATCTTCCAGATGTATATGTTGGCTCTCCAAATCGTATTGAACGATATGGACAATATAATACTATGGATATGGATTCAGAAGTAAATGCCGCTCTAGATATTCTTGCAGAGTTTTGTACACAACAAAATAAACAAAATAAAACTCCATTTATAATGGACTTTAAACAAAAAGCAACAAATTCAGAAATTACTGTACTTGGACAATATTTACTACAATGGACTAAACTAGAAAAATTTGATACACGTATGTTTCGAATTGTACGTAACATTTTTAAATATGGTGATGCATTTTTTATTAGAGATCCTGAAACTAAAAAATGGTTTCATGTTGATCCAGGAAAAGTATCACGCATAATTGTAAACGAATCAGAAGGTAAAAAACCTGAACAATATATTATTAGAGATGTAAACTTAAACTTTAGAGAAATGGTAGCTACAACTCCTCATCAAACAACAGGTAACGTTACTGGTGGAGGAGATGGATACTTACAAGGTGGAGTGCGTGGAATGGTTGGTGCTCCTAGTCAACAAATGAGTGGAGGTAGATTTACTAGAGAAGTTAAAGAAACTACTATTGATGCTGAAAATGTTATACACCTTAGTTTATCTGAAGGACTAGATAATAACTTTCCATTTGGTAATTCATTATTGGAAAGTATTTTTAAAGTTTATAAACAAAAAGAATTACTAGAAGACGCAATTATAATTTATAGAGTACAAAGAGCCCCGGAACGTAGAGTGTTCTATGTTGACGTGGGTAATATGCCGAGCCACTTGGCTATGCAATTTGTTGAACGTGTTAAGACTGACATCCACCAAAGAAGAATTCCAAGTCAGACGGGAGGCGGTCAGAACGTTATTGATAGTGCATATAATCCATTATCTATTAATGAAGATTATTTCTTCCCTCAAACAGCAGAAGGTAGAGGGTCTAAAGTTGAGACACTACCGGGTGGCACCAATTTAGGTGAGATAGATGACTTAAAATATTTTACTAACAAACTTGTACGTGGTTTACGTATTCCAAGTTCATACTTACCAACAGGTCCTGATGATGGACAAAGCAACTACCAAGACGGTAGAGTTGGTACAGCATATATTCAAGAATTACGTTTTAACAATTACTGTGAAAGATTACAAAGTTTAATTACAGAAGAATTTAATCAAGAGTTCAAACGCTATCTATTAGAAAAGGGTGTCAACATTGATACAGCGATGTTTGATATTAGAATGCAACCGCCACAAAACTTTGCAAGTTACAGACAGAGTGAACTTGACAATGCTCGTATTGGAACATATACACAAATGGCGGCTGTTCCTTATATTTCAAATAGATTTGCTATGGGAAGATTCTTAGGCTTAACTGACGAGGAACTTGCTGAAAATGAACGCTTATGGAAAGAAGAGAACGACGAGAACTTAACTCCACCACCAACTGACGCGGCAGGCGAAATGAGAGGTGCAGGAGTTAGCGGTGCAGGTATGGACGCAGATATGGGTGCTATGGAAGACGAAGCACCTGAAGGTGAAGAGCCAGCACCAGTAGACGGTGGAACTGCTCCACCACCAGACACAGCAACAGGAGGCGCGGCACCAGGCGGTGGTACACCCCCTCCCGCATAAATAATAATATGACAAAGTTGAGAGAAATATTTTACTTCGATAAAGAAACACTTGAACCGGTTGATAATAAAGAATACGATCCGGTTGACGATCAATCTATTGTACAACGAGATGACACTCGTAAAACTCGACTAACACTACGTCAAATTAATAAGACACGCAAAGCGGCAGAGTTACACCGAGAGGAGTCAGAAAAAGAATTGCATTTCGTACGTCAAATGTACGGATTGCAGGCTAATGCTGAAGAAATGGGTGTCTAGTAATGTCCCGTGCAACTACGGCGTTCGTTATAGGTAACGGAACCAGTAGAAAATCTATAGATTTACATCAATTAAGAAAAAATAGTCCCCCTAATAGTAAGATATATGGTTGTAATGCTGTATATAGAGAATTTGAACCAGATTATCTAGTAGCTGTTGATACTAAAATGGTTACAGAAATTAATAGATCTGGATGGCAACTTACTCATGAAGTATGGACTAACCCTAATAGGGCATATAAATCCTTTAATAAATTTAATTACTTTAATCCTAGTTTAGGTTGGAGTACTGGTCCTACAGCATTAAATTTAGCTAGTGAAGAAAAACATAATAATCAAGACATTTATATATTAGGATTTGACTTCGAAGGAATTAATAATAAGCTGAATAACATATATGCAGATACAGAAAATTATAAAAAATCTGAAGCAGTAGCAACATACCACGGAAATTGGGCTAGACAAACAGGTATAATAATTCAGAAAAATCCAAATAAAAGATATATACGAGTAGCAATGGAACGAGAAGCTTTCCTACCAGACAATTTAAAGGTGTGGGGTAACCTACATCACATGACCGTTCAAGATTTTAAGGATTTATTCAAGATCCTATAATCTTAATGTAAAACGGCTCATATTGAGCCGATAACCACGTACTTTTCCTGAAAAACCATAAATATTATATGACAGCCTTACCATATCTAAACAAACAGGAGATTTAAAATGGCAGACAAAAATAAATTTGAGCAAATGTTAGAAAAGCTCATTGCAGAAGACCGTCCTGGTGCGGAAGAACTGTTTCACGAAATAGTTGTTGATAAATCCAGAACAATTTACGAAAAACTTTTAGATGACGATATGCCCGAAGTTGAAGTAGACGAAGGTAAAAAAGATTCTGAAGTTGACGAAAAAGAAGACACAAAAGCTAAAGAAGACGAAAAAGTCGACGAGAAATCAGACGAAAAAGCTGATGAATCAGACGAAGTAGTTGACGAAAAAGCTGATGAAAAAGCTGACGAAGATGAAAAAGAAGTTAAAGAAGAACTTGTTGACATCACGCCAGTTGAAGATGTTCCCCAAGAAGCAGACGCAGAAATAGGCGGCGATCCAGCAGATGCTATGATCGGCGATATTGAAGGCGGCGACGAAGGGGATGGCGATGACGACGGAACAGCAGATGATCATGATCATGAAGATCTGGAAGACCGCGTTGTTGACTTAGAAGATGCACTAGACGACCTTAAAGCAGAATTCGACTCCATGATGGGAGACGAAGGCGGCGACGACGACAACGGTGACGACGATGCAGATGCAGATGCAGATGCTGATGACGACAACGGTGACGACGAAGGTGGTGATGATGCAGAGGGTGGATTTCCATCCGATCTAGAAGCAGAGGAAAAACCTGCATTTGAAGGAAAAGAAGCAGAAGCGAAAGCAGAAGCTAAAGGTCCAGTTTCAAATACAGAGCTAATGCGAGAGTATGTAACAAAAGTATCTAGTGGACACGGCGCTGAAACAAAAGGCGGTGGAGAAACAGGTGGTACTAATACAAAATCTAC